GCGTTGGCCCGCCCTCGGCGCGGTGCGCGGGGCCGCCGCAGGTCGGGCAGACCGGGCCGCCGCGCGCCATGCCGGGATGCATGCTCATCATCTCGCGCATCATCTGCATCTCGCGCGCCTCGTGGGCATCGACGCGGCCGCCGCGGGCTCTGTAATAGCGCGATTTCATTGGAATGGGTTCAGACAATCGTTCAAGCGGCTTGTACTCAGGATAAACCCAAGTCTGCTCAGAGGGACGGTAAAAATTCTCGGGAGGACCTGGGCTCTCTGATTTCTCTGGCTCAGCACGGCCACCGCGGGCGCGCTCAGGTAGATTATCGCCATAGGGCCTGCGCGGCAGAATGCCCTTCGTTGTTTTCAGTGGCACGATGCTGCTCGAGGATTCACGGCCAGGAACCGGATCATAAATCGGCACGATAGGAAGAGGATAACGCCCGCCCACTGGCCCGCCGTCGGCGCGCTTAGTCGACTTCTCCGCGCCCTTGATCTTGCCCTTGTTGATCGACGCATAAAAAACCTGCTCGCCCTTTTTTCCCCCATACTGAGCGCGCATCGATGACAGAATTTTGGAACCCTTTTTCGTGAGCGGCACGGGTGACCTCCATCTTGGCGAGTACGAGCTCTGCGGTTCGTCGCCGCCGCAGCGGCCAGCGCCTAGCGCTTGTCAACTTTAAGGTGCGCAAGATACTTGCGCGCGGCGTTGTAGCGTTCGACGACCTTCGGCTTGAGCAGATCGGCGGCTTGCAGGCCACCTTTCTCGGGATGGCCGCAGTTGCCGCTGCCCTCGCCGCGAGTGATCACGCAACCTTGCTTTGGATTACACAGAGCAGCGCAACGGGAATTCCAGCCTTCGCCGCTCGACATGCCGGCGAATTCGCTTTCCTTTTCCGGTTTGGGTTGTGACGCGCGCGGCTTGAACTTGCGCTGCTTACCCTTCGGCCAGCCGCCGCGGCGATGGGTCGGCAGGATTTCGGTCTGCGGCTGCGGTTCGTTATTTTCCGGTTCGTCATTCATCACGGTGCGGCCTCCATCGCCGGATTGACGCCGGTGATCTGCTGGGTAAGCGCCTCAAACTGGCGCCGCGCCTCGACGTCGCCGGCAGTGAGCCTTCTGCCCCATGCATCATCGGCCATGAGCCGGTTGAGCTCAGCCTGCGCGCCTGGCAGCGTGGTGGGGGCGCCGGTTGCCTGCGCACCCTCGACGAAGGTATCCTCGGTGGTGGCGGCGCCGATGCGACGAAAGAATTCCAAAGTATTGTATTCACCCCATCGTGGTTCTTCGCGCAGCGCATTGACCATTTCGTCGGTGATGCCGAGCCGGCGCGCCCCAGCCATCGCTTGGAGCAAGTTGAAGTCTTTGTTCACCCCCCAATTCCTTTCCATCAAAGCCTTTTGTTCTTGAATACGCAGATCGTTGCTGGCGCGGTATGAGGTCTCTCTCCTTTCGTCGAAGCGGATGAGCTTGGTCGTAAAGTCGGCAATCTTGTCTTTTGACATATTGGCGGCGGCAGCAGCTTCCTGTATTACCGCAACGAAGTCGGCATCAAGATCAGTACCATCGGAGAATTTGACCGTGGAAAGATCGTACTCGGCTGCGGTCGAGGGTACGCCGAGCCGGGTAAGGAAGGCGCGGCGATCGGCTTCGCTGGCGTTGGGCTGCGGGATGCGCAGGAGCTGATCGGCGGGAACGCCGATATACCGTTCGGCCGAGCGATACTGATCGGCAATCCGAATCAGAGCATCTTTCGGGTTGGCGAGTTCGACTCCCTTGTTCTGCAACCAGCCCAAGGTCTCGGTGGGAACCCCGTCGTACCAGCTAGCGCTGGCATTAGGCGCGGCGGGCGGCGGCTGCGCTGGCAGAGCGCCCGGGGCGGCAAGCGGCCCGGAAGCAACCCCGCCACGGGCATCGGCGGACACGGCACCAGAAGTGGTATCAGGCGGCATTGTCATCATCCTCTAGGCTAAACGATCGGCCACCGAACAGGGCAGTGATCTGCTCCCCTGACAGCGACATTATCGTAATAACTCGCAGGAACACCTGGCGTGCGCCCTCGGCAAGCAGCACGTCGTTGGCGTCGACCGGCACATCGCGCAGCGCCAGCGGACGGCGGAAGTGACAGAACTGCATGAGGTCCTTGAGCACTTCGCGGCCGGCGGGCGAGCCGAAGCAGAGCCGGTAGGATCGCACGAGGGCGGCATCGGTTTCGCTCATGGCGGCCCGCCGGGTCCAGCGGGTGGAGCGGGACCGCCGAGACCTTGTGGCGGACCGCCAATGCCGGGCTGGGCCTTAAGGACTTGGGCCTGCGCCTTCATCATTGCGGCCTGCGCCGGCATCGCTTGAATTTGGGCTTTCTGGGCGTTGGAGCGATCGCGCGCCTGCTGCTTGGCGGCCATCTCGTCGGGACCGGCCATCCAGCGTTCCGGCACCGCCTGGATGGCGGCGATCTCGGGAATGGCGGTGAGGAAATCGAACGGATCGAGCAGCGAGGCGTCCTGCGTGATGTTGACCAGCTCTTTGACGGTCTCGACCGTCCTTATAAAGCCGGCGGCTTCCTGGGCGCGCTGCGCTCGGGCAAGAGGCGAAGTGTAGACGACCTGATATTCGCCTTGGGCCTCTCGCAGTCGAGGCGGCATGGGAGGCAGTAAATTCTGCGCGGCCAGAACATCAAGCTCTCGGTCGATAAGTGGCCCAAGATATTCAGATTGCTGCCGGCCAACAGTTGGTGCAAGTAGAATTCCTTTTTCATTTGTCCTTTCTATCACTTCCGTGGCGGTCATCTGGGGGGTCTCAGTCAAAATTTGAAACAACGTCACCAAGAACGCGTCGTTGATGAGCGCGGCCTCGTGCTCCATCATTTTCTCGTTGACCTGGATGTTGCCGGCCGGCAGCGGCTGCACCAGCAAGCGTCCTTCCGAGCTCACGCCGCCCTTGTTGATGGCGCCGGGGCGCAGGTTCATATCGAGCGCGCCGTCGTCATAGACCAACAAGACCGGATCGGAGGCGCGGTGCGCCTGCTTGAGAAACGTTGCCTTCTGCGCGTTGAGTGTTTTGAGCGCCGGCAGCACCATCTGCGCCGGGCCGCGGCCGTAGACTTCCCACGGGGTCTGGTCGTAGCGGCTGGTGGCATACGGGAAGGTGCGATAGCCGCCCTCTTTCTGCATTAGGCATTGGCCCTCGATCGAGACGTAGTGGCTCGAGAACGGCATGCCCTTGGGACCGAGCCGCTTGGGATCGTAATCATTGCGCGGCTTCACGCAGTGCAGAAAATTGTAGAGCCATTGCGAGTTTTGCTGCAGCGGCGCGTGCAGATTGACCGGCAGGCGATCGAGCCCCCATTTCTGCACGGCTTGATAGGCGGTCAGGCGGAACCAGCGGATTATGCGGTCGACGATGCCTTGATGGTTCTCGCCGTAGAACGTCTCGCCGAGCGGGACGGCGCGATAGCGCAGCCCGACCGCGCCGCCGTAGTAGCGGCCGTCGAACTCGTCGACGAACATGGTGGCGTTGCCGAACGCGCCGAGGCTCTGGAAGTTCTGATTGTTCTGCGAGGCGAAGTTGGCGTGCGGCGCGTAGCGGTACTTGAAGAGAATTTCCGTGACCCCTTCGAACCACAACCGCGTTGCACGATCTTTCATCACGTAATCATTGTTTGCGGTGAGACCGTGCCACGTCGTGTTGCGCGGCGTCAACAAACTATCGCAGATGGCGGCGAAGCGGTTGAGCGCCATCATACCGGTCGAGTCGATCTGCCGGTCGGTCTTCTTCTGCCCGGGCCAATTAAAGTTGCCGTAAAAAAATGTATTCCTCGCGGTCGGCAATATCAGCTGTGCGGATTCCTCCCACTGCCCGGCAATCACATTGCGCCAGGTGATGTATTGGCTGAACTCCTGCATGATGGCGCGCACGATCTCGCTCTCTTCCGGGCTGATAACGCGCGGAATGCCGGGGACGTAGTTGGTGAGGGCGAAATCGTTCGGCACGATTATTCTTTGATGATGCCTTGATCAATGAGACCGCGACGCAGCGCATCGGCGCTCGCTTGATCACGCACGAGCAGAAAGCGCGCGGCATATTCCAGCACTTCACGTGCGGCCGTGACTTCATTCTGCTTGTCCTTATGGGCTACGGGCTTGGACATGGCACGGGGTTCCTTCTTCATGCGGGCGGCTTTCTTAATCATCAGTTGGCGACCAACCGCTTGGCGTCGGGATCGGCCGGGTCCATGGTGGGATCGAGCCGGAAGTCGCAGACGATCCAGCGCCGGATGAGATCGAACATCTCGCTGCGATCGGCATCGGTAAGCTTGAGCCGATCGGCCAGGCGCCGCATGGCATCGCGCAGCGCAAGCTCGCTGGCGTAGAGCGGTTGTTGTTTCATGGGCGGGCGGTCGTCGAACACGATGTCGGCGCAGACCCGGCCGCGCTTGTCGATCTTGCCACAGGTGCCGAGGAAGGGCGGGCACAGCACGAAGTCTGGCAGCAGCGCGAGCAGGCCTTCGACGTCGTAGGCATGGGCGAGCATGGAGAGGATGACCGCGGCATCGACGCCGTCGGCGTGGCGCAGCACCTTGACTTGCCAGCTATAGTCGGACTGAACCCTGAGGTAGCGCAGCAACTCAACGTCCATAGGCACCGCCCATGGTGCCGAACATGCTCAGCGTTGCCGGCGACAAGATCGGATTGGCGCGGTTGAGAATGCCGCCGGCCTGACCGCGCGCGCCCAGGCCCATGAGGCGGCGCCTGCGTTCCTCTTCGGTCTCGTCTTGGAGCTGCTGCGTCAACTGCTGACCGCCGAAGCCCATATCGCTGGCGATCCCGGTGAGCGGCTGGTTCTTCTGTGATGTGACAGGCATGGCTCTGCTCCCAGCGGGCGAGGCGGGTACCCGTTCAGGGGGGCTGGGGGTACGGTTGCGAGCGCCGCCTCGCCCTTTTTTGTGGGCGTGATAGTCCCACGGGGACGGCATAGGACGGGATTGGTTAGGCGTTCAACGCACTCGGTAATATGTTCGGCAATAGATAAACGTCACGTTGCAAACAAATCAAAATCCACCCCGTCCGCAATCTTCTGCTCATTGACCGGCCGCCCCGCAACCGCCCCCAGCGGCACGTTGCGCGCAAACCTCCTCGCCATCACCGCAACCCGCGTCGCACTCATCAGATCATCCCGCATCTTCACAATCTGCCCGTCCTTCCTGTGATACATCCGGTACTCCTCCAGCCACTCGCTCAAATGCCGCGCCACCTTCAACCGCCCACTCAAAAGCCGTTCCTGCATCTCCAATATCCCCGCCTCCGTCGACACACTCCCGTCCGGCCACTTGGCAAAATCGGGAAGCATCATCAGCCCGTGCCGCTTGTACTGCGCCGCCAGCGGCACCCCTGATCCCATGTCCCGGTCCGTCGCGTCCTTCGGGTAGGCCACCGGCACACCCGCCCCCACCTGCTTCATCGCATAAGCGTGCTGGATCGGCAGCGCGTCACTCACCCGATACGCATGATGCACGTGCAGGCAATCATTATCCCGGTCCCACAACATCAGCACCGCGCCGAACGGATGCGATATCCCCGGATCAATCCCCCACAACTTCCCCCAGTACGCCGGCACGTGCTCGATCGCCGGCTCGCAAATGCTCTCCTCGGTCGCAGTAAAAATCCGCCCCGACCCCAGCATCGGAATACCTTTAGTCCGTGCTTCGCGCTGATGCGGTAAATAACTCGCCTCCATCTCTTTCTTGGTTGCCGCCGACAAGTGCCCATCAGGCGGCACATCGTCCAGCGTCATGCTGATCATGATGCGATCAGGCGACGGCTCGTCCACGTACCGGAGCACAACCGCAGTCGGCCCATTGAGCGGCGTGAACGTCATCCACGCGATGCCGTTCCGATCGCCAATGCGCGTTAATCCCTCCGAATAAAGCTCGAGCGACGGTTCCTCATCAAACCAAATCGCATCCAAACCTTCGCCCTGAAATTTGGTCCTGCCCTGTTCGTAACTCTTAAACCGTGCAACGCTTACACCGCCGGTTGCATGTTTCACGTGAATCGTATCGTAGGCATCCGTAATGCCGCGAGCCAAGCTCGGTCGATCAACAAATGCTTCCCGCGGTATCATCCCGGTTCCAAGCAAACCTTCAACCCCAGGCTCCCCACACAACTTGGTCTGGCAAACATCCCGCGTCACAATGCTCGTCTCGCCGCAAACCCACATCTTGATCGGATGATCAAACCGTTTGCCCCGCCAATGCTGTGGATAATTCCCAGTAAGATGACAGGCCGCCTCGAAAGCACCAGTCTCGGTTTTTCCGACGCGGTTTGCCGCCATCAAAAGCCGTTCACGCTTGACTGCCCCGAGTGCCAGAAACTTCGCCTGTTTCTCGTAGGGTACAAAATAGTGCATACGCCCAAACGTCTTGCGCTCAACAAGCGTCTCCAGCAATTCAAGCGTGTCGCAAAGATCAGCCTTGGTGGCTGCGGACATAGGCTAAAACCATCTCCAGTTCCGCTACCGTCGCATGCTAGCTCCGTCCGGTTCCTCTCTCGGTACTCCCGCTGCCTTATCCGGTGCGCTATCAATTGTTCCGCTGTCCGTCCGGCGTACATCTACAACCTCTCCCATAATCGTTCTCATCGGCTTGTACTCCTCACCAATCAGTTTACTCGCGTCAACACCAAGCCGCTCCGCAAGCGCCCTTATCCGCTCAATCATCTGCCCACTGCTCAAATCCTTCCGCTCAACCGTTACCTTGTGCTCACTCCGCTCATGCAACCCTATCCGGTTCAATAGCGCCTCCGCCGCCCGCAACTGCTGCGGATGCCCATCCGTCCGCGCTATCTTCTCTAATGTCGCTACCCCCAATACCGCCGATCCCCGCAGCCGCTTCCCAGCCTCCTCATGCAACGCCGCCAATATCTTCTCACTGCGAAACAACCGATGCGCCGTAACCTTCAGCGCTCCATGACTTCTGTGCGAGTACCCCGCAGCCTCCGCTACCTGCCAGTCATGCATCGTCGGATACGCCAACGCCGTCATCACAAGCTGACGCTGCCGATCCGTCAGCTCAATCATCGCAGGCCCAAAACTCTCTAATGTTTCATCTTCCATACTAACCGAATTAGCCCTATCCCAGCCGCTTGCAACGCACTAGCGCCAGGTCCCTGCTTCGCCCTGATGATTGGTACTAAGTCCCTAAAATGGCCGCGAAAAAGAGGGGGAAGGTCGACTATCGCGCGAGCGGGGCGAGGCGGGGTATGCCGGCCCCCGCCCCCGGTCTTTTTTGCGATGGAATCAACGTATATCGGCCGACGTTCTGCGTTTCGCCCAACTGCGTTTCGCCCAATCCGCGCGACACGATACAACATGACGATGAAAAGAAGAGCTAAATCAATAACCTGCAGGATAGCAACGGATACCAAATCCGTATGTCAGCGCTACTGACCGATCACGGCTCGCGCTGGAGATAGTTGCGGCTGCAACTAATCGCGAGTTAGCGCATGCGTCGCGATGCGGAGACGTGGCCGGTCGTAACGGAAAAGGGGCCAGCGCTTAGGACGCTCGCCCCCTTAATTACGGCCCTGGAGTTACGCTGTCGACGCCCAGGAGATACGCCAATTGATGGCGTTGCGCAAGAGGCACAAGGCCAGCAGCTGGTGTGATGCGGTTTAGCCGGAGGAACGAACGGAAGAGTAGGAAGTGTGCGCGCGCGTGAGTAGGCGACTACAAAAAACTACGTGTCAACGCACTGGCGGGGGAACATCGATATTTGCTGGGTTAAGTCTGTGGATAACTTGTCACGGCCGAGATTGGTGTGAAAATATTTTGCTGGTGTTGAACTTTATCGTTTGACAAGCGACAAA